TCTGAGGCTTTCACATCCGCCGCTGACGCAAACCTTCGCCCTTCTTGGACGATATCGCCCAGCAACTGATACAGCACGTTGCTTGGTTCCTTGTAGGGAAGGAAGGTTATGTTGTCGCGTATTGCTCCACCCGGAACGTCTACATCGCGGAACTCTCCCGGCATAATGGGGGTATCGTCCCCTTTTATCCGTAGGCCGCGAGACTTCAGTCCTCCCGGTAGGTTGGCAAGCGTTCCGGCATCTACCAGTTGTCGCAACAAAGACGTTGCCGACTTGGATAGACCGCCGATCATGTGGACTAATCCAAACCCGTAAAACCCCAGTCCGGGCAGGTATTGGTAGTGCACATAGTGTTCTCTTCGCAACTTGTTTGGGTCGTCCTCGTACCAGTTGCGACGAATTGACAGCACCTCTCTGGATGACTTGTCAATGGTAACTACATACGGCAGGGCAATCCCCGTGGGCATACCGCCGTCTGTGTCTTCAAACCCAATCAAATCAAGATTGACATGCATCTCAAGAAGGGTATGCCGATCATCAAACTCATAGTTATCAGAATCGCCCGTGAGACGGTTGTACTTTTGCTGTATTTCTGAGATATCAGGAGATGGAGCCGGAAGCTCTATGTCTCGATAAAATCCAGCGTGTTGTAGCTTTCTAATATCATTTGCAGAACGCTTCATGACATGCGTTGCACGTTCGCATGTGGAAAGGTCTGATGCCCCATAGCTGACAACGAAATCTTCAGCCGGAACAAACATAGCGCATGGTCGGCCTAGATTTGGGTCGTAATACACCTTTCTAAACGCAGAGCCAGCGATGGGCAGAGAGAAGAGCAACTTCTCTGTTTCCGTGCGGTACTCTGTCATTTTCTGAGTGATCAAGTAGTTCAGGTAATTTTGAACTCGCTCGGCCTGCTTTGTTTTTTCGTCATCTATGACGCCGACAATCGTGGTCTTTACTGGGCCACTCGCTGGGTAAATCTCTTGGATTGTTTGCGCTTGGAAGCGAACAACTGCTTCGGAAAGCATTGGGTGAAATACACCACAAGCGCCCTCCCAAGGAGTTGATCTGTCTTCAAACTTCAAGCCTAAAAGATCAAGGCCGCGAATATAAGAATCTTCCCAATCCGCTCTGCTCTGTCTATCTGACTCAAATTGAGATACCAGTTCGGATGCAAGAGAGGCTAGGTCGCTTTCACTAACAACCTCTGCCAAGTTGGCATCATGGGGTATTCCCATCATCTCGGAGGCTTCTGGGTCAAAATCGATGACCATGCCCTCGCCTTCCTCAAATATGCCAACAGAGTCAGGGTTTTCTATAACGACCTCGACTCCCTCTCCATCAACCTCGTTTGGGTCGAAGGGTACGCCCAGCTTATCAACGGCCATGTTTAGCCCATTTTGTTGGAGTGTTTAGTGCCTTTTGTAGCGGCGCCACAGCCACGAGTCTTTCCGCCAGCGGCCATACCCTTTGACTTCATGACCTTCCCGCCTTTGTAGTAACCCTTGGTTTTTGGAACCATGCCGCCGCCAGCCATCTTGCCTTTACCGTCAGCCGCAAAGAATGGAACTTGCTTGCCATCCTTTTCAACCATTTTCAGCTTGCCACCTTTGGCATAGCCCTTCGTTGTCATCTTCCCGCCCTTGGCGTAACCCTTACTCTTCATCATCTTGATCACCTGCATATAGATTGTTAAAGACTCTATTCACATCCAGCGTGTAGTCCAGATCGGACTTTGAGTAGTGGATGTGCTGTGACGGCCTGAAGTCAGGGGCGCCCTGCCCCGTCTCAAACCATGCCGGATGCGTCACCCTCACCCGATTGTTTGGCAATGCCACGATATTGCCTGTCCAACGACCCGCATCAAGAAGCTCAAGCACATGACTCTGCTTGTGTTGCGCTGGATCATCGGCTATCTCGTTGTCTGTGTAGTCCACAGTAAAAAGATAGCGGGCTGGATAAAACTTATCCTCTATCTTGGCCAGCCAAGGACATGGGGTGGCTCTGTCCAAAACATAAGCGGCATGCGTTCTTGACGAACAGTCCCAAGGTTGGGCGGCGTATGTTGGCATTGGGTCGGGCCATTCCTCTAGCGGCGTATCGGCTACGAGCGCTGTAATTGGCATCCGTGCCCACATGGCACCGCCGTGGACATTTGGCTCTTCCTCATCATAGGTCTCAGCCCCAGTAAAAATGATCTGGAAACTAAGACACCGACAGGGCATTGTTGTCACAGCTATGGCCATTGCGTGTAAAAACTCGCCATGATATTTGCTGTGATTGTGCGTGTATTCACGCCGCACCCAGCACTTAAAGTGCGGGATGTTGCTTTGCAAAAACGCCATAAAGGCTACTTCTTAGTGGTGCCGCCTTTCTTCATGCCACGCTTTCCCGCCATCTTCTTTACCATTCGGCCTGTCTTGGCTCGATTCAGGGCGTTCTTGTATCCTTTGGATTGAAAAGGATCTTGGAGTCGTGTTTTGGCGCCAATAAGGTTTTTCATGGAGGATTCTGCCGCGCCACCACGCATCATCTTTTTGGCTTTCTGTGCTCCAGCCATTTTGCTTTTTAGTTTTGCGGATGCTAGGTTTTTGCGAACGCCCGCTTTCATTGGTTTTTTCATGTGACTCTCCTTAATAATAGTCAGCTTTTCTGCTGTAATCTGTTGGGTCATCTTCTTCGTCGGTGTGCAGTGGCAGAAAACCGCCCTGCCTAAACCTCAATAAAGCCTGAGTAGAAGAGTCAACTAAATCGTCATGCTCGCCAGCGGGGAATGAGGCAAACTCCTCAACAACCTCCTCGGCAAACCTTGTCTCTGGTGCCCATACGATACCAGAAGCAAACAAGTCAGCTACAGCGTTAACGCGAGCTATCTTGTCATTGCCACGAGACGGGGTGTACTCCGCTACAGGAATACCCATCGCTCGTAGCTCAAAAATTAAAGGCATCCCTGCCGCTTTTGCCTCCACAATAAATGCGTCTGGTTGCATGTCAGACCAAAGCTCAAAAGCCTTCTTCTTCAGCTCAGGAAATTCCAGACGTTCCTTGTATGCATCCAATAGGATGATGTTGGGCTTAGTGACCCCCTCGTCATCTGGGGTGTAAAAAACGCCCCATGTTGTGCAAGCGGAAAAGTCAGACCGCTGGGTTTTTAGAAACGCTGTATCCCATGATTGGATAATGAAGTCGCATGGCGGGGGTCTATCCTTTTCCCACACCTGCCACCACTCGCGTTTAATGAGTGCGCCCTCTTCGGACGTTGGGTTTTGCTGATACTGCGCGTTCCACTTGGGAGACGGTAGTTCACTGCGTAGAGCCTCTAGCTCTGCGATGCTCCAGAACTCAGGCCACAGGGCTTTACCTGATGGCATGATTGCCGGAAACTCAATGACTTCCCACTCATCGGTGCCTGCCCTCTGGGCGGAAGCCTTTATAATCTTGCCCGTTAAATCTCGCATATGCCAGCGAGTCATCACAATAATGATCGCGCCTCCGGGCTGAAGACGCTGTCTTGGACCTGATGTGTACCAGTCATAGGTGCGATCAAAGACCGAAGGATCTGCCGACTGCCCCTCTTGCTCTGAGTGGGGGTCGTCAATAATAAGAAGATCAGCACCCTTACCTGTTACAGCACCGCCAACACCAATAGCGAAGTATTCGCCGTTCTTGTTGGTGCTCCATCTTCCCGCCGCTTTTGAATCGGCCCTTAGCTGTAGATCTGGAAAGACAGATTTGAAATCGTCTGAGTCAACAAGGTTTCTCACCTTTCGGCCAAACCCCACAGAAAGCTCTGCGGTGTGCGCCGTTTGAATCACCTTCTTACCGGGGTGCTGTCCTAAAAACCATGCCGGTAACAAGTAAGAGGCAAATTCAGACTTGGTGTGTCTTGGCGGCATATTGATGATCAGACGCTTGAGTTCGCCCCGAGCAATCTTCTCAAAGGCCTCCGCCATGATTTTGTGGTGCCTGCCCTCGATAAACGCAGGCCACATATGCCCAACAAACCCCATAAAGGAGGTCTGTGCTGACTCTATCTTTTTCTGCTCCTCGATTCGCTTGAGTTGCTCTGCAACCCGTAGCTTAACCTCTGGAGATGCGCCCTTTAGCTTCTTGGCTAACTGGGGCGTTATAAGCTCTGACATTTACGCCATCCCGGCTGACTTTGTCCTCTTGAACGAGCGATTCTTCGTTTTTGAAGTCACCTTCAAGTTTGACTTCTTGTTGCTTCCGCCTTTTGCCAAGGGCTTTTTATGGCCGACATCCTTGCCATCACCCTTCGATACCTTTCTGGCCTTTTGCATGACTGCCCGTGCCGCATTTCTTTTGGCGCGGTTTTTCTTCTGCTTTGGCTTTGAATGGTAGTTGTCGTACTCAGAGCGATAGTTTCGGGGCATTACATGGGTCCGGAACTCATCATGTTATAGGTGCCCATGTTGTTTGAGCCACCTTTGCCGCTACCTGCGGGGCTA